CGTCTGGGGCTTAAGCGCACCCAGTGCATGGACGTAGAGGATCCCAGCGGCTTAAAACACAAGCAGATGCGCTACGAAGGGATCATTGATGTTAGGAGCAGACAGGTATACCACACAATAGGAAAGGAATGATGATATGTTAGCAAATGGAATTACCCTCGCGGTAAAGAAAAAGGGAGCGTCAGATTATGTAGAACTCCAGGATTTAAAGGAAGTCCCGGAACTGGGAGTGGACGCGGAAAAAGTGGATAACACCAGGCTGAAAGATAGTTTTAAGCATTCAGAACTCGGAATCGGAGATCCCGGTGACATGGCGTATAAGTTCGTGTACGACAACTCTAACGAGAGTTCGGATTACAGGGTTCTGCGGGCGATCGCAGACACCAAAGAAGTGGCATCATACCGCCAGACATTTCCAGACGGTACGAAGCATGAATTTGACGCATACAGCAGCATTAAGGTGGGCGGCGGTGGCGTGAATGCAGTGATTGAGTTTACGCTTACCTTAGGATTACAGAGCGACATTGTGGTCACAGACCCGACAGCATAATACAGGAGGAATAGGCAATGAAACAGGGATTTGATGAAGAAATTGAAGTAAAAACGGAAGATGAAAATACGGTAATCGTGCTTGATAAGAAGAAGCGCAAACCATTCGCATATTGGGAGGTAGGCGGTCAGACATACAAAATGAAGCTTACGACTCAGAATATCTGCCGGCTGGAGGAGAAGTATAAAACAAGCCTGTTAAGCCTGCTGTTTGGTTCTGGGAATGTGCCTCCGCTGTCAATTATGCTGACGGTTGCGCAGGCCGCCATGGTTCCATACCATCACAGTATTAAATTTACAGACGTGCAGGCCCTATTTGATAGTTATTGCGAAGAGGGCGGCACACAGATGACTTTCATGACAGATGTCTTTATGGAGATTTATAAGGTATCCGGTTTTTTTACGGAGAGTCAGACCGCGGAGATGGACCAGAGGCTGGAGGAAGCAAAGGATCAGATGTAATCGCCGTATCGGATCTGATCGATCAGTTGTATCCCACCGCACTGGATCATGGCATCTCTCCGGAACGATTCTGGGAGTTATCCATACCTGATATTACTGACATTATGGAGAATAATCGCCGCCAGGAGGAACGGAAGGTCAAGCAGGATTTGATGAACCTGCATTTCCTCGCACGGGATATCGGCCAGTTTACAACCGTGGCGATCCAGGGCAGTGACAAGGTAAAAGTTATGGAGTTATGGGATTTCTTCCCAGAGCTGTTTGGCCGGGAGCACGAAGAAACAGAAAAGAAGATACAGGAAAAGCAACTGGCGGAGTACAAAGCCCGGTTTAACGACTTTGCAATCCGCCATAACCATGCCAGGACGGGAGGTGAGAGCTGATGGGAAGCGGTATGACGCTGGAGAAGTTACAAGTAATTATTGAAGCGCAAACGAAGCCGTATCGGGATGAGGTAGAGAAATTAAAGAAGCAGACCACGACAGCGGCGAACCATGTTGAGCGGCAGACTGCGAAGATGAAAAAGTCATTCGGCGGATTGGGGAAGGTAGTTGCTTCCGTTCTGGGAGTTGGCGCCATCGTGGCGTTTGCAAAATCGTGTATAAACCTGGGCTCGGACTTGGCGGAGGTGCAAAACGTCGTCGATGTATCCTTCGGCAAAATGTCTGGGGCTGTTGATGCATTTGCGAAGAATGCGATTACGCAGTTTGGTCTGTCAGAGTTGACGGCCAAAAAGTATATGGGTACATACGGGGCTATGGCGAAAGCTTTTGGCGTGACTGGGGAAGCTGGGTATCAGATGTCGGCGGCCATCACGGGTCTGACTGGAGACGTAGCCTCTTTCTATAACTTGAGTACGGACGAGGCATACACGAAGCTGAAAAGCATCTTTACAGGTGAAACTGAGTCCCTTAAGGATTTGGGCGTTGTAATGACCCAGACAGCCCTCGATCAGTACGCCTTAAACAATGGATTCGGAAAGACCACGGCCAAAATGACCGAACAGGAAAAGGTTATGCTCCGGTATCAGTTTGTTATGAGCAGTCTCGCGGACGCTTCCGGTGACTTTGCACGGACGAGTACTTCATGGGCGAACCAGGTACGTGTGTTATCCTTACAGTTTGAGTCTCTGAAGGCTACGATCGGTCAGGGGCTTATCAATGCCTTTACACCGGTGATCCGGGTAATCAATACGATATTGGCGAAGCTCCAGACGTTAGCAGCTTATTTTAAGGCTTTCACGGTAGCGCTGTTTGGTGATGCTGGTGGAAGTAGCGACATAGCGGATTCCATGGATTCGGCGGCCGGTTCTTCTGGAGCCGTGGCCGACAACATGGACAAGGCTGCCGGGGCCGCGAAGAAGATGAAGGACTACACTCTCGGCATTGACGAACTGAACGTACTGAATCCTGACGAGGGAAGCGGCGGATCAGGCGGAGGTGCCGGAGGTGGTGGCTCCCTGGATTTTGGCGATATGTCTGGGGAATTGTTTGGCGAAGTCACAGTCAACCCGGAGATCGAAAAGGCAGTGGAACGGCTGCGGAAAGCGATCGATGCCATTAAGGAGCTTGCGAAACCCACCACGGACGCACTGAAAAGGCTGTGGAATGAGGGGCTTTCCCTGCTGGGGAAATTTACCTGGACGGCGTTGGAAGATTTCTGGAATTACTTTCTTGTGCCGCTTGGAAGCTGGGCGCTGGGAGAAGGATTCCCACGGTTTATTGATATCACGAATGATTTTTTAAAGACTATTAACTGGGACGCCATTAACGAGGCGCTGAGGAACTTCTGGCAGGCGCTGGAACCATTTGCCGAGAATGTCGGTGAGGGGCTGCTTGATTTTTACAAAGACCTGAGTGATATCGGTGCTAACTTCATTAATGCTGTTGTTCCTGGTGGCCTTAATGCTCTTGCAGATGCCATAAAGAAAATTGAACCAAATCAGGCAAGGGCTATTGGGTATGGTTTAGGAATAATAGCCGCATCAATTTTAACTTTTAAAATATCGAAAAGTATTTTAGATTTTTTTGACAAGTTCAAAGGCGTTATTCTGGCAGCCGGTGGAGCATCAACATTTGGAATTACACTTACTCTGTCCCTTATTGCAGCGACGGGCATATCCTGGGCGACCGCACTTGATCTTCTTGACCGATATGAGAATGGTACTGAGGAAGAGAAAAAAGAGATTGAGGTGGGATGGGATAAGAATAAAGAAGAGTCTAAGCAGAGCGACAAGTGGGGAATGGGGAATCGCTATGGACAGATGGCAAATTCTTTAGATACATGGAAGAATGAAGACGAAAACGCTTATTTAAGACAGATTAAAGACATAAAACAATTTGTATCGGAGTGTAAAGAGCAGTGGAATCAGAATCTGAATGATTTTGACGATTGGTTAGCAGATAGTCAGAAGCGACGTGATCAGAATGTAATCGATTTTGGAAATTGGTGGGTTAGCTTAAAAGAAAGTTTTAGACAAGGTTGGGATGACTCTTTAATATGGTGGGATGCTACCATTGTTAGCTGGTGGGATGAGCATGTGGCTCCTTGGTTTACAGTTGAAAAGTGGTCAGAATTATATGAGAGCATCAAAACGAGCCTTAAAACTAAATGGGATGAGACAGCAGGGCAGTGGGGGAATGATATCCAAACCTGGTGGAATACGCATGTATCGCCTTGGTTTACAGCCGAAAGATGGTCGCAATTATACAATGATATAAAAGTACAGTTAAAGACAAAATGGGATTCTACAGTTGTTGAGTGGGAATCAGGCACTAAGTCTTGGTGGAATCAACATGTATCACCATGGTTTACACCTGAAAGATGGTCGCAGTTGTATCAGAATGTAAAAGTCAAATTAAAAGAAACCTGGGATAATGCCGTTGGTGAGTGGAAAAATGGTATTGAGAATTGGTGGAATCAACACGTGTCTACTTGGTTTACTCCTGAAAAGTGGCTGGATATTTACAAAAGCGTAAAAGAAAGTCTTGGGACTACGTGGACTAATACGGTAACTGATTGGAGAAAGAATATCGGAGACTGGTGGAAAGAGGACGTAGAAAAATGGTTTAAACTTGAAACGTGGACCGACATGATGAAGAAAGTACCAGACGCATTTAAGGAAACGTTTAAAGGGGCTGTAAATGCGGCCGTTGCTCAACTTAACAGGCTGATTGACTGGTTAAATGAAAAGTTTAATTTCAGTTACGAGGGATTAGAGCTACTCGGCAAAGAAGTTATTCCAGCGTTCAGTGTGCAACTATTCACCATTCCTCACATTCCAGAGTTTGCAACGGGTGGTTTTCCTGAAGATGGCTTGTTCATGGCTAATCATGGAGAATTGGTCGGTAAATTCTCGAATGGCCGGACAGCCGTAGCTAATAACGAACAGATAACGCAAGGAATAAAGGAAGCTGTGATCGAGGGAATGAGTATTGTCATGGCTTCTTATGGTGGAAATAGTGAACCGATTACTATCGAAACACATGTTGAGATGGACGGAAGAACTATAGTAAAGCAGACTGATAAAGTGGAAAGAAGAAAAGGATTTGACTTTCATAACCCCCAAACTGTTTAAGGATGTTGTTGCAATCCCTCCCAGGTTTGATATACTTAAGTTATATTAATTTGGGAGGAATAGTATGGATAATTTCTTTTTTGCGCTAATTGTACTGGGGATATTAAGCTTTTGTATTATGATTATAGTTGATTTTATTTTCGTGCTTATGCGAAAAAAGGTGCGTGTAAAATATCTTTTAATACCAACAGTTGCATTTATTGTCGGTTTTTTCGGATTTGCAGCTTCAATCAAGCCAAGCACAAATAGCGATTCTGTAAAAGAAAGCCAAAGAATAGAAGAAACTACAGCAGAAACAACGACGGAAGAAGAGACGACTACTGTTGAGGAGACGACCGCAGCAGAAGAAACAACTACCGAGCCAGAAACAGAGGAAACAACTACTGAAGAAGAAACCACAGTTGCAGAGACCGAAAGCGAAGATGAGTTCAAGTCAACGTGCCAGGAGATCGGATACAAGAAACTGTTAAGAACTCCAGATGATTATGCCGGACAGAGGATTGTAATAACAGCGGAAGTACAGCAGGTGATTGATGGTGGTCTGTTTGATGATAGTAAATATTATCGCGTACAAACAGATAACAATGACTCTGGATACTATTTCGACGATGAGTATTTCATGTATGATAACCGTGTTGATGATGATATGAAAATCCTTGATGGTGACGTCCTGAAAATCTACGGAGAATTCACCGGACTGGAAACTATGAAACGTGTCATTACCGGATCCAAAGACGAGGTTCCAGCAATCAAAGCGTATTATATCGAATTAATAAGTGAGTAACACATAGCACCCCGAGCGATCAGGGTGCTTTTCTTCTGCCCGAAAGAGAGGTGATACAGTTGTTAGATGAGCGGCGGGCAACAATATACGTAAACGGCAAGCCCTTTCCATCACCAAAGAGAGGGCTTAATTTTATTACATCGACCATGGTCAAATCAGCCAGGAACGCAAATGGCGAGGTGGTTGGCCAAAAGGTAGGCCGCGATCAGAATAAGCTAGATTCACTTGTATGGCCTGTGCTCGACGCTGAGACATGGTCGGAAATGCTTCAGGAGTTCAACAACTTCTACGTTACAGTAAAATTCCCAGATATGGTTACGAACACATGGCGGACGCTCAAAATGTATCCTGGCGACCGGAGTGCGGAGCCTTACGAGGTGGATGAAAACGGATTCCCGACAAAGTATATCAACTGCAAGGTAAATCTGATTGACTGCGGGGTGATTGATTAATGCAGACAGCAAGCCGTGAATATAAGCGGAGTATGAAAGAGAAGCTGCGGAACCGCTCCTATATCCGGGTGACGATCGGTGTTATCAACCAGCAGGCCCAGGCTAATTGTAAGGTCAGTGACCCAGATGATTATACGTACTTTGCGAACCTGACGAAGCCCATGGACAATTACTCGGTTGGTGAGCTGTATGCCACCTACGAGGAGGACTACACGCTGGCAGATGGCACAATGCGGTTCCTGCCGCGAAATAAGGCGGACGTGATCTATAACGCCGGGCTGGTGACAAAAGACTTCGGAGCGCCGGTTACGCTGGTGTTTCCGATTGCCTACGATATCCGCGGCTTAACCATCAATTTCGGAAAAGCCTTCCCGGTAGATTTTGATATTGAGACAGATAACAAGACCCTGAATATCACGGATAACTCGAAAGAGGAGTACGTGGTGGACGAGGTCTTTTTTGGTGCGAATTACATAAAGATCACCCCAAAACGTATGATAAACGGCCAGTGCCGGTTGCGGATCCACGAGATCACAATGGGTATCGGTATCTATTTTGACAACCAGATGGTACTCTCAGCGAAGCGCAAGGAGTACATCAGTCCAATATCGGAGGAGATGCCAACAATAGATTTTAGCCTGACGGTAGATAACCGGAACCGTTCCTTTGACGTCGAGAATGATGCCAGTGCCGTGAACTTTCTTGAGGACGGCCAGATCGTGGAAGCAATGTACGGCTATGAACTCGACGATGGAACCATTGAGTGGGTACCGGGAACCAACCTGTTGCTGAAGGAGTGGGAGGCGGATGACGAAGAAATGAGCCTGACTGCCGTGGATCGCTTCGATCCGATGGGGAATACCTATTACCGTGGCATATACCGGGCGGAAGGGATCAGCCTTTACGACCTGGCTGTTGATGTGCTGACAGATGCTGGATTCGAGGCCAGGGAGTACGAGCTTGACAGCTATTTGCGATCTGTCAGAGTAAAGAACCCTATGCCGCCAGTAACACACAAAGAGGCGCTGCAGATCATTGCGAATGCTGGACGCTGTATCATTTTCCAGGACCGTGAGGGTATGATACGGATAAAGGCAGCCTTTAATATTACGCTGTCGCCGCGTATGACGGCAAGATCAAATAACGCCGAAGCGTATGCTAATACACAGTCAGTGTTGACTGCCACAAATCGTGTGAGGTATGCGGACTTCGGCCATGACTCGATACAGGCAGATGGCACAGCCTACTTTCTTCCGCGCGCTGGGAAATATCTTAATACAGGGTATGTTAGCCGGGAGATATCTGGAGCAGACGGCCGGTTCGCAAGTAATCCAACAGTGGAGATCACGCTGGAGGCAGCCATCAAGTTTTTTGGGCTGCATCTGGAATTTGAAGGAAACCCGCCGGAGGCTATGACGATCCACACGTACAAAGACGGTGTTTTACTGGAAAGCTATGCGGTCGATACAGGAATTACCGCAGTAACCAATATCGATCACGAGTTCCCGGAAGCAAATAAATATGTCTTAGAGTTTACCAAAGCACAGCCGTATAACCATGTCAGCTTATGGCATATATCCTTTGGCGAGATCACGGACTACACGCTGGAATATAGCACAGACCTGACAAAGACACCAAAGGGCAAGCAGCTGGAGAAGGTCAAGGAAGTTCAGATCATTAAGACATCGTACCAACAGGGCGTTGAAAAGAAGGAGCTCTTTAAGGATCAGATCATTGTAACCAACGGGACCTATACGGTGTATTTGAGCAACGCTTCTCACGGCTTTGAAACGTCTGCTGGGAGTATAACAGCATATAGCGCATATTACGTTACAGTGAGCCTTCCAGGCTTTTCTGATGGCACTCAGATGGAACTGACCATTACAGGGTATGAATACACTCAGTCGGCGAGCCGGTACGTGAAGCAGATCAATACAACAGGGCGCTTAACAGAATGGTCGAACCCGCTGGCAGATGATATACTGGCACCTGATCTGGCGGACTGGATCGGTGATTACTATTATTCCAACCGGGAATACGAACTACCTTATCGTGGAGATCCCCGGATTGACGGCAATGATATCCTGTATCTGGAAAATCAGTACGTGGAGAATCTACAGATCCGGGTGTACGAGCACAGCCTTGATTTCAACGGAGCACTGTCCGGAACGATAAAGGCGAGGAGGGATATGTATGTGGCAAGAGCCGAAACTTAACTGGGTGAAAGCGGATCCCGTCAATATAGAAGATTACAACCGCATCAAGAACAATCTGGCAGAGCTCCGGGAGATGGCGATACGCTTATACCCGGAGTTTTCTATTACTGTCAATCCAGACAAGGCGCGGAGTGATTACCCGTATGCAGATGAGATTAACCAGTTGGAGGAGAACTTGGAGACGATCCGCAGCCATACGTATCAGTTCCGGACAGGGCAGCGCCGTACGTATTACGATAATCAGCCGTACATCGACTGGCAGGAGCTCAACCGCCTGGAATCGGCCTGCAAGCTGATCCACGACAACCTACAAGGCCAGGCAGACGGAAAGCGGCGGTTGTCATTTAGATTAGGAGGTTTAAGACTATGAAGACAGACTGGAAAGATGATATCTATACCCAGCGCAAGATCCGGCTGACCGAGAACAGCGACGGCACGGTAACGCCGGTTGATGAGACGGTATATACCCAGAAGGGGGACAGCTTCGGGGCGAAGGAACTGAATGAGATCGGGACGGAGATCAACGAAGTAAAAAAATCTGTCAGTGATGGAAAAGCCCTTGTTGCCGCAGCCATCACTGCAAAGAGAGTAGCAACGGCGGCGACAGATACATTTGCGAAGATGGCGGAGAATATCAAAAAGATTGTACTGGGATCCGGGAACGCGCAGCCTGCGGACGTCCGGAATGGAAAGACAGCAACAAATGACAGCGGCGTGGAGTTTACGGGGACGATGCCGGAATACATATCCGGGACAAAAGGTATATCCTGCGGACTAAACGACAGTGGCCTGTATTATTACATGGGGGCCGGTTACTGGGTGCAGGACGGTTCCGGGAAGTCATGGGTATACATGAGCCGAGACGATGTAGCGGCCACGATCGGGCTTAACCCGGATTATATGCTGGACAGCCTTACTGTGCTGGGGAAACAGGGCAAGATCCAGTCCATGGCGGGGGCGACGATCACGCCGCAGACTTACGCACAGACAATATGGAGCGCATGGAAGCGTATGACCGGCAACGTGGTAATAGCGGCTGTACCACCCCCGCCGGCGAACGTAATCAAGAAGGGGTACCGTTACTGGATTGGCGGCAACTACGTGGACGGGACGTTCGAGGGATATGTACCAATGCCGACGGATTTGTATGTAAGAGGTAATAACATAGTCGGATTCTCGAAATACGAGGGGTACGATCTCCCGAACTTTGATAGCGGACAACTTACATTCGTTACTAACTATGGTGGAATGCAAGCGCCGTTTGACTTCACCAGGTACACAAGAGTTAATTTTGAAATACACAAAACAGCTAAACTTTCCAACTCTTATATTTCGATTAGAGACCTCAACAATAAAGTCACATATGCCAAAGTCGGACTTGACGATACATTAAATGTAACACAAACCGTATCGATCGCCCTTAATACAATGGCTATCAACTCGTTCTTTGGCTTTGAATTTGCGAGTTGGCGTGGCGCTGTATATCGCATTTGGGCGTCATAACTGACAAGAAAGGAAGAAAACTTATGAAATCATTAATCATCTACGACACCGCCGGCACAATCTGGTCGGTGATCCACGGGCAGGACACGGTCCCCGCCGGAGTCCTCGGTCTGGTGGTCACAATCCCGGACGGTGCCACGATCACCAGCATTGATGTGAGTAATCCAGGCAATCCGCAGCCGGTCTATCAGTATGACGGCGAGGGAGTAAATTTGCAGGAAGAAGTCAAAGAGCTGCGCGCTATGATCGACGATATGTCCCTGATCCTGGCTGATGTGATTGGAGGTGCGTACCATGCTTAGTACGGCGGCGAAAAATATAATTATCTACGCGCTTAAGATCAGGCGCGGCGAGGACATCGAGGAAATTTTAAAGGGATACCGGAACCTGACCGACGCCGAGAAATATGAGGTCTTACGGGCAGTGACAGAGGAGGGATAACGTGGACGGTACAATCCAAAACTATACGCTTGATATGGCGGCAGATACCAAAAAGGAGCCGCTGAGAGTCAAGCAGTACGACACCAACAGCCGGCTGGCGCGGATCACGCTTAAGATGGGTGGCGAGCCGTGGACAATCCCCTTCGGGGCGCAGATATACATCAATGTCCGAA